AATTTTGGTGTTGCTTTTGGATTTGGTGTTTTAAAAGATAATCTTCCATCTCTACCTATATTTACATTATTAAGAAGAGTATAAGTATCCATAACTCCTTCTCTTGTAGGAAGAGAAACTTCACCTCCAATATTATTAGCAGTATTTAAAAAGCTAATAAACATTGGGTTAATGTCATAAGGTAATTTTTTTAAGTTTTGTGGAGCTATAAATCTAGAACGAATAGCAACTCCTTTAATTATTTCTGGGTTTGTAGGGTCTGTTAGGACTCTTAAATGTTGGTTTTTCTTTAAAAGTTCTTCTGTTGATGGGTTTAGATATATAGTATAAAAATCTTGTGGTTCTCTTTCTTCTCTATCTTTTGGAGTAGCTTTAATATTAATATTTTTTAATTGATATGCTTCTTCAAGCTCAGCATCAATCATTTCACGAATTACTCCACGTAATTTAATTTCTTCAAGTGGTTCACCTGCTTCTTTTCTACGTTTAAGTTCTTCTTCGCGTTTTTTCTTTAAATATGCTTCAATATGTTCGTCAGAAAATTTTTTATTAGATTCTTTTTCAAATTCAGATTTAATACCTGATATAGACTGAGCAACTACTGGGTCTAGGGCTTCTTTTAAATCTCCATATCCAGATGATTTATATTTACCTTTTGCTTCTTTTGGGATGCCTAAAGCAGTAGCTTCATCAGTGTATCCTAAATCTTTAACTCCGAATTGAGCATGTTTAGTATAGTAAATTGGATCTTTTGCTAAGTTTTTAAATACCATATCCTTTAATTCTTCCATTGTTTTTTCAGAATTTTTAGGATCTTTCATTTCAGCATAATAACCCATCATAATTTGACCAAAAATCATATTATCAGGATTTTTCTCATCTGTGTTGTCGAAGTTATGGGCAAGATCTTTTTCTACAGGTTTAGAAACTTTTTTCTCTTCAGCTTTAACTTTTTCGTCTTCGTTTTCTTTTTTCTTAGCTTCAGCTAAAAATGCTTCAAATGCAGTTTCATATGATTCTTTTTTTCTAGGTTCATACCCTGCAACTGTAGTTAAACCAATTACGTTTTCTGTAATAATATTTTTAGTAATAAGTGAGGCTGCAGCTTCTTCAAATGTAGCAGAATTATTTACTATATTTGGAAATTGACGTTTTGCTTCGGTAAGAAAAACACCTTTATGTCCTTTACCTTCTTTAATTAACAAATACTGATCTTGTAGTGTCTTTTTCATTTATTTTTCTGATAAGAGTTTTTTTATATCTGTTAGATAACTTTTAACCATTTCAATTGGCTGTGTTATATCATATGAACCTGCATTTCCGCTGTAGAGTTCAATAGTTTCATTCTTTGCATTTGAAATTAATGGAGTAATTTCATTCATTAATTTTTCAATTTCATCTAACCCAGCTAAACGTCTTTTTTGAAATTCATTCATTTCGTTTAACATTTCATCTTCCCACAATTTTTTCTTGTCGTAAGATTTTGGTTTAATATTTGGAACAGGTTTAAATCCTAATTTATAATAATAAATATTTTTAGCTCCTTTAGAATTTGTTTTAGAAGAAAAAGCAGCGGGGGTAGCATAATTTGCGCCTTCACCCCCCGAAAAAGAAGCACCACCTACGTTAGTAGCACTTATTTCTTTAAGTTTTTTTCTAATTATTTCTTTAATTTTATCCATTTACAGTTTCTAGTTCATTGATTAAATCGTAATACTGTAAGAGATCAACTAGATCATTATCTGTAACTTTAGTATTTTTAGCTGGTGGGGTTACTAAAGATATGATTTCGTTAATCTTAATTTGGGTAACTTGGTTTTTAGTTTTTTTATTTAAATCTATTAATTCACTTTTAATCTCATTAATTTTATTTAGATAAAATTCTTTTAAACGAGGAGTATTATCTACAGATGTAATGTATTCTTTAAGAATAAGTTTTTGTTTTGGATGCAAACTATCATACTTTAAATTAAAGTTTTCAAGTACCATTTTATACGCAAGAAAACGAACATCTTTATCTGCTTTTTCAAACTCATCCATTACTTCATCTTTAACTTTACTTTCAGCAATTGTAGCTGCGGTTAAATGTTCTAGAATAGTTACTTTATTAGTAATAATTTGGTTAGGGTTATTGATTTGAGAATTGGTAATTTCTAACAAAGTGTAAAAGGCAGCATATACTTTATAATTAGGGAGTTTATGGTTAAAAAACTCGTTTAAATCATAATGTTTTTGAATTTCAGAAATTAAATTATATTTTTGTCTTTTAATAACTCCTCTATTTAAAGTTTTAGAAGAATCAGTTAATGTACTAACAACAATGTTTGCTTTGGTTTCAGTTAATGATGTTTTCTTTAACAAAGTTTCATATAACTTATACTCACGACCTAATTCCGTTTTAACGAAATATTTTTTAAGTATATCTTTAGCCGGAGAATCCTTACCATCTAGTGTATCTGTGGTAATTTGTCGAACTAAAAGTTCAAAAAGGATACCCGTGTTTTTATACTTTGAATGTTTTACTTGCATTCCAGTTTAATTTGTTTATTTATAAATATATGAATTTTTTTTACTCTCGTATTTGAGATTCATCTAATAATGAATTTCCTCGAATATCTGATTCAAAAATAATTTGTTTTGGTTGGTTTTTAATATTATTGAACTGGTATGCATTTTTATTTCGTTTAACTTTAGTTTCAAGTGCTAAAGGAGAACCACCTTTATACTGGGGTTTGATAGAATCTGATTCGTCTCCATCTTTTTTAACACCCATAGTTCCTATTCTATCTTTACCAAATGTATTATCTTGAGTGTTTTTATCAGTTACTTTTTCTTCAGGGCGACCTAAATCTTTATTTTCTTCATATCCTGCAGGTACTTCACCATTTTCATATCTTCCCCTACCATATAAAGCTGCTAAATCGTGTGGGGTACCATAAGATTTACCTGTTTCAAGTGGGTCATTTCCTTCATTTTCAATTTGAGCTAAACGGAATTTACGTTTTGAATCTTGAATAATCAAGTCTCTATATTCATCATATTGATCTTCGCTTAAATGGAATATGTTTTCATAAATCCAATCAGTAGGCATGATTTTAGATTCTAACATTTGATTAGCAAGATCAACTTTTTCTTTCATTAAAGCTATTCTTTCTTGGTCATAAATTATAGAAGGAGTAGTTAATGATAGTTCAAAGTTTGTCATGCTTTCATCACGATAACCTTGAGCGTATAAGTGAACCAATGCTATTTTAGTTAATTCTGAGATTACAATTCTTTGGATGCGTTCAATAGTGCGAGCAAATCGAATATCTTCAGCAGCTAATGTAGCTTTACCTGTTAAATCTTTTTCATATCCCATAAATGCTTTAGGTACCTTAAGAGCAGCAAATAATTTGTCTCTTAAATATGTAACGTCTTGGATACCATCCCATTGCAAACCAGCCATATTATCTATTTTGGTTGCTCCGTCATTACCTCTTACAGGAATATAAAAATCTTCAAGTAAGTTTTGCATATTGTACTTCAAGTTATAATCACCAGTTTGTTGGTCAATATATGGAGTACGTTTCATTTTGGAAATTGTTTTTTGCATAAAGTTTTCTACTTCAGCAGGTGCAATATTTCCAACATTAATATAAAATATACGTTTTTCAGGTGCTCTAACAATACGGTGAATTAACATCGCATCTTCCATCATAGTATATTGTTTAAACAATTTACGAGCAGGCTCTAAATATGATCTACCATAAGGTAAAAAGTTAGTATCCGTTAATAAACGGAAATGAGACATTTCATAATTGTCAAAGTAAATTGAATTAGCTTGTCCACCAGCATTTGGTACATTATAGTAACCATAATCTGAAGGAGATGAAATACCATCAGGATCAAATCTAAATCTTACAGATGCTGGGTGGTCTTTATCGTATCCGTCTTGTCTTTCAATATGGAATGCGTTGTAAGGTATAACGTTATATATACCAAATTTTTCAGCAATCTCTAATTTTAAGAAGAAATCACCATACTTACACATGTTACGAATCCAAGGCCATAAATTAAATTCTATATTTAATACATCATAAAATAAATTATATAGAATTTTTTGTACATCTTCATCCGAACTACGAATTTGAAGTACTTCTCCCATATCGTTGCGTAAAGTACTTTCATCAGCTATGATATCTAAGGCAGAAGCAATAATAGCATCTGTATCCATTGAATCATATTCGGAATAAAGTGTGGGTCGTAAAGTTTGGTAATTAAAGCTGCTTTGATATCCATAAATTGAAGTATGTGAATTAGTGTAAATACGATTAAATCTATCTACTAAAGCATTTGTTTCATATTCACCTGAAACCTGGATTTTATTAACATCTATTACTTTTAATTGATTTCCACCATCATTTCTGATAATAACATCAGTTGAAAATAAACGTTTTAATCTCGAAAATAATCCTGTATCTGCCATGTTTTATATTATATTAACCAAGAAATATCTTCTTGATCGTTTGAGTATGGGTTATCTATTTTAAATGGGTTGTTAGTATGTTGATTATC